CTAGGTATCTTAAGCCGACTAGCAAGGGTTTTTAAGAGGGTAGTAGACTTATATTTCTGTCCTTTATCATAGCAAGTCTCAATCATAGCCAAAGGCTCGTAGCATTGTGGACAACACTCAACACTATCCACATCTATCATTGCTATACCCTCGTATTGCCTATGCCAATCGTTATAGCCACCATTACTGAAAGCGTAAGTCCACCTAGCCATTAAGGTTTATATAAACTATAAGTTAGTGTGAGTTCTTGTTCAGGCATAATATCTTCCTTTGTTTTTAAGTACCATTTATTATTTACCTTCACTCTTACACAATTAGATTGTTCAGCGTGGTTAATAAATCCTCCCAACGCAGTTCTGTATAAAGTATTATCAACTTCAATGTGTGAGATACCTAACTCTGTATCTTTCCTTATTTCTCTTGTAGCAAATAGACCTAGACCATTAATGAAACTAGGTTTAATCGTGCAAAAAATAGGTAGTGGATTATAACTCATGCTTTTTTTAACATCTGAATTTCTAATTCTTTTAAATCAATTTGTGTTTTAAGTGTGTCTATTTCCTTATCTTGTTCTTCGATAATTCTTTCAAGATCATTCTGACCTCTAGTTTTATCAGCTTTTATTTTTTTTAATTCTTTTTTTAATTTTTTAACCTTGTCTTGCAAATCCACTTCTTCAAACAAACCAACATAAGTCATTACTTTGATACTCCAAATGTAAGTCTAATCATGGCAGATTTAGGATCATAACTCCAATCACCTATTTCTATTTTACTGCAATGAGTAAGTATAATTGCTGTGAGCAATATATATATAAACCTCATTTAATTACCTTTATTTTCTTTATAACTCCTGTGGGTATGCAAGTTAGACCACCAACAGAGAAACCATACTCATCTTCAGAGTAAGAAGTGAATAGCCATACTTTTGATTTAGTTTTTTTATATATCCAACCCACATCCTCGCACTCTGCAACATCATGGTTAAGTATTTCGCTTTCAGGTGTCCAAGATTCATCGCATTGACACGGATCAACCCAAGTAATTTTAACTTGTTTAAATTTTGAGATCGTAGAAGTCATTAGGTTGTACCTTTTTATTAGTGCCTTTATAAATTTTAATCATCTCTTTTGGTCTAGGTATTCTCTGACCATTGCAGTACCTCCAAACATTAGTCGCAGGATTAATATTCATAATCCCAAATCTTCTCGCAGCTTCGCTACAACTCAAGCCTTCTTCTTTTATCCATTGTTTTAATTTCATAGTTGTCCTTTCAACATTACCAATAAGGTATATTTATCCACAAATCAACCTTTAATTAAGTATAGACAATGTGGAAAAAGGTGTATATAAAAGCATAAAAACAATGAGTAATAAAAAATATTTTGATACATTAAATAATGGTAAAGGTTTCGATCATTGGTCGCCTTCTAGCTCTAGTATGCCACTAGCTAAATTTAATATGAACTACGGACATCACGATGGAGTAGAAAGAAGTATGTTTCCTATGCAATATAAACCTAGATTTGGAAACCTGGTCAATAACACAGCTCAAAGAATGGAATGTGAAACTCTTTATTGGAAAGACAAAACTATAAAATTAACTAACAGGAACTATGACGAAGTGTTTGGCAAGGAGTTAGATGATATTAATAAGTATGATCCTGTCGATGATAAAGATGCTTACGCAAGAGAAAATATGTTGGAGTATGCACATAAGACTATTGAGCAAACAAGAAAGGTGGTCAAGAAACTTTGTGGCAAAAATAAGATTACATCTGAACGATATGTGATGAACAAACCTAAACAATTATTACACGACATCATAGGTCGTATTGATTATGAGACTAACAAATTATTTATAGAACTAAAAACTAAACCACCAGCTATAGCAAAGAAAAAAGGTAGAGATGAATATTATTTTAAAAAGAGTGAACCTCTTGGTGATGATAGTGTCTTTGATGATTATTGGAAACAAGTAGCTTTCTATTGGAAGTGTACAGGCAAGAAACCTTTTTTAGTTTTAGTTAATGATAAAGAATATTTAATATACGATGACACTCATGCAGCATTGTATGATGATCATTTAGAATACCAATACAACATGATGG